TTAATGTAATATTTCCTGTTGTTGTATCTTTAACCCAATATAGTGTAGACCCTTCAACATCTGCCGTACCACTTGTTGGGCAGGTTGTTGTCTCACTATCGCAAGAGGTACCGAACATATTATCTACTAACTGTTTTGATAAGTTAGCATATATTCTACTCTCAACATTCTTAACAAACTTTGAAATCGTAGTATTATTTTCTGCTCTAAGTGCGGCTGAGGCAGCAGATTTAGCGTCATCTTCGGCATCACTTTTTCTTTGATGTTGTAATTGATCTACACTTAGTACATGGGTTCCGTATCCATTACCACTAAATGCTGGATTACTAAATTGAAAATCCAGTTCAGACGCTTCTACATATTTTATTGTGTTATCAAATGCCCACCCAAGAATCCATAATAACAACGCACCGAATAACACTACCTTCAATAGTGTTTTCATACTACTATTTATAATTTTTATCTACGGTGGGATTTCTTTTTTTCGAGATTTTCTTTTAATTCGATTGTCGTTTTGACTTTAGATTTCAACCTAATAATATCATTATCGAGCATACGAATACGATCTATAAGTGCTATTAGAACGGTATTTGCCTCACCTAATTTCACCTTTATTTCGGTAGTAATAAATGTGTATATAAAATAGATGAAGTATGCCATCGCCACAGCAGCCAACATTGGGAATCCATAATCTTGTAATACACTTACAAAATCCATCAGTCTCGCCTTGCGTCTTTCTTACCATCAGCACGAGCAATTCTTTCCTCGTCTGGTGGTACATCTAGAGTATGTGAGATTAATAAATCAAGTTTGATTACATCATTATTAATATTTCTAACTCTATTATCTAATTGTGTTATAATGGCGTGCATGGTTTGTACTTGACCTATGACTGAACCTAGAATATATCTGAGAATAATATAGATGAACACCCCCATAGCAAATGAACCTGCTACGGGGAGTCCGAATTCTGCTAGAATAATTAAGAATTGTTCCATCTAATTATTTATGACACATCTTGCCATTGTTTTCTTAGATCATCCTTTAACTTATTACGCTGAGGTTTCTTCTTATCAGGTACAAATTGTGTACGCTTTCTATCAGTCTGTAATAGTGCTTTCGCAACAGGATTATTCTTTAACTTATTCATAACACTATTTATGATATGTCAAGTTTATTGCCATTTACATCTACTAGATATCTCATATCCTCGTTAATATTATCCTGTGGCATAAAACCTAATATTTCAAGTGGCATAATTTTCATACCTAATTTTCTAAAGGATCTTTTATAATTATCTAGTCTATCTATATGTGCTTGTCTTTTTGTTTTTAGTGTTGATCTAACACCTGGACTTTTTACAGTTAATACCACATAAGATTTCTTGCTTGTTTTAGCATATTGCATACAAGCATTTATCCAAGGGTCTAACATATTTACAGCACTATATCCTACTTTACTTCTATTAGTATCCCAATTACCATCAACAACAAATGACACAGCAGCAGTTTCAGATAACCATATCTTAATATCTTCAGCGTTGTATGTTTGATATTGTCTCGGTTTTGTTTTCTGATTTTTTACATTAGATAATACTCTACCTTTAGATTTACCATTCAAACCAGGCCATACACTATTTAATTTTTTTTCTATTTCCTCTTCATCATTTGCTAGAGCATTTTTCTCTATTAACTCTTTTAGGTGATGTTCGACACCTTCCTCGCCTGTTTGAAACTCTGTATCTAATAGTTTCTGTGTATTCTCAAAAGCACACATATCGTCTAGTTGTGTTCGTGTTCCTTTAGCGACCCAATGCCAATAGCCGTTTAGACCATTAGAACTTATAGAATTGCCTCTGCCGAAACCTATCTCTAATTCATATGGTCTATTTTTATTGACATCTGGATCAATAGTTTCCGATACAACAGGTATCTCTTGCCATGTTTGTACACCTTTAGCAAAAGAATCTTGTAAGTCTTTTAACTCTTTTGGTGTGTGCTGTCTTGGCCTACCAGAATTATTTTCTTTTCTATCGGCTCTTCTAATTTGATCAAATGAAATCCATATAGGTTCATCTGAAAATTCAACACCTAAGTGTGCGTATTGAGATGGTTTTTTAAATGTTTGTGGGGGTAAATTTTTGACCTGTGATAGGTCTATTATGTTATCCATATTTTTTCCTTTTCTAAAAAGAAGATACAAATACTCTGAAATGTAAACATCTTTATATTGTTTTAGTTATTTATAAGGTGAGGGCGCCGTAGCGCCCTCTGGTATCATTTAAAACAGGTGGAGAGAATTACTCTTCTTCCGCAAGTTTGCTGAAGTAAGACAGCGTTTCATCATCATCAACGGAATCGTTTGACGAAGAAGCCGCTACTGCTTCTACTGATACCTCTGGCGTTTCTGATATGGAAGGTGGGGTAACCATATCTTCAACTGTGCCAGTACTTCTAGAACCTGTCAATACTTTATCAAGTTTGCTTTTCAGCTCATCATAAGACTTAAAGTTTGACGCCTCTAGAAATGGTTTTAACGGATATTGTTTAGTCCATATGCCTTCAATGGACTCATCATTATCCGCAATAGGTTTTGTTGAATCAAATTCTGACTTATCATAATTCCAGAATCCATCAACTTTTCTGATCTTCAATTTAAAGTCTGCACCTTCCCAAAAATCAAATGGGTTAATAGGTTTCTCATCTTCAAATTGAGGTTGCATTTTATCAGTAATCTTATCAAAAATCTTTTTACCGAATTTAAATAGTTTTACTTGTCCTTCGTTTTCAGGATGTTTAGGATCAGAAACGATAAGAACATTAGCAAAGTAAGATAGTTTTCTTTTTCTCTTACGAGCAATCTCTTTGTCTGCCTCGATACCTGAATTCCATAGACGACTGTTCTCTTCACTAACTGGATCTTTTTGATTCATTGTAGTTAAAGAATTCTCTATGTACCAACCACCAGGTCCTTGAAATGCGTGTGACCACATTTTAACCCAAGGTAAATCTTCGTCTTTGACAGCAGGCAAGAATCTAAGAACGGCATAACCATTGCCAGTCTTGTCTAGTTCTGGTTTCCAGAACCTGTCATCTACATAAGATTTCTGATTGTTGTTTGAAGAGACGCCACTAAGTTCTTTAGTGAGTGCGTCTAGGTTTGATCTTGACCTTTTTAAGGCCGCTATACTTGTATTCATTTATATATCTCCGTATGTTGTAAGTATTGTTGTATGTATTAGTTTATCCACAAAGTGCATAATATAATAGTATTTATAAGAATCAATCAGTTTCTCCATAAATAGTTTCGCCACTTTTGGTAACTATAAAGTTATTTACCATAGTAGCATTTTTGTCAAGTTCATTCAACTCTCGACAAACTTTTAATATTCCCTCTTTATCGTCTGAGGTCAATATAATATTTCTGTTTCTTTCACTTTCTAATGTGTACATAGTCCACTCTCCTTTGTATTAATGATTCTATTATAACACCTTTTTTAGAAAATGTCAAATATTAATCCTATCTAATTCATCAAAGAATTGCATATTACCCTTTAACCAATAATTGGTACCAATCATAAGTCTAGGTTCTTCAGACTCATTTGGCGTAGTACTATGTTGAACCCAACCTGGAAATATAACTATATCACCTGACATAACTGGTATTGTCCAATTGGTAGCATTCCACTCATTGAGTTCAGTATATTCAAATCCCATTCTATAATCTCGTTGCCAAGTGCTTTTACCATCTGGTGCTTGTAGTATTAAATGACCTGTCTCTGCTCTTGGATAATAACATATAGAAAATATTGTATGGGCGTGATTGTGTATTGGATGATTAGATCCTTTATGATTTACAGTTAGCCAACTAGATTGAATTTGTAATTCATTTTTACACATCATAATATTATCTCTAAAATAATGTGCTTGTTGATTGATAATTTCTTTAATTTTTTCTAATTTAAGATTGTCTAGAAAGTGCCCTCTCTCTACAAATACATTAGCAGTTTTACTATTCTCAACTGATGAATTAATATAGTCATCAATATATTCTTTTGCTTCTGGTGTAAAGTTGCTGAAAGTGTAATTTGTGTTTATCTTGTAAACAGGAACTCCCCACAAATTATTAAAGATTGTCATTCTTGACCTTCATCAACATTAAACGACCTATAAGGTTCTCTATTACCACCTTCTATGATATGTTTAATCATAACTTGTTTAGTAAGTCCTGTGGCACCAGCTTCATCATTAATCTTTTGTATCTTTTTTATCTTTTCTCTTAACCTATGAACCTCGTTTTGTAGTTCTTGGTTATCGTGTTCAAAAGTATATATGCTTCTATCACCTATCATTTATTTTCCTCTTTATAATTTAATCGAAGAATACTTTTTTAATTTGAGCAAACGCTTGCGTTTCTGCTCTTCCATAGTATCTTCATTCAAAAGGTTGCGTGAGCGAAGTAAAGATATCATCACTTCAACATCAGCCACCTCTTCAGATAATTTAATTAATTTATCCTCTCTTAATTCAGTACGATAACATTTTGACAATTCTTGTATCATTTCACCACACTCTTCCATAGTGATAACTAATATATCAATTATTTCCTGATTCATTTATTTTCTTCTTTATTATCATTTTCATCTTTGTTAAATTGTATCTTAGAAATGGTTTATAGTTCATCATCAATTTATATTTCTTAGGCCAGATAACATTCTCGTTTATTTGTTTATTAAACTGTTTTGTATAACCTAGAATATCATTTAAGATAATCATAGTTTCTAATGTTATCTTAGAGGCAAGAAATAACTTGACCAATGGTGGGTGTTGGCCTTCTTTGACTTTGAATAGGTCGTCAAATTTGATTCCTTTCTCCTCAATGAATTCAAATAAAGTATCAATATCGCCTTGGAATACATAACTTAAACTCTCTATTCGTTTTCTCCATTTGTCATAATTTTCACTAGCAGTTTTTCCAATAACATCACCAATCCAAACATTATCACCATTAATGAATCCACTAACAAAATAATCAATGCAATCGTTATTGCTATAAGACCTCGACAACTTGTGAAAAAAATATCTATCACGCCTTTTAGTAAATGTTTTGAGTCTCGCTGTTGTCTTACCATTGTGCTTAAAGTAGTCATACGATTCTGAAGTGAAGTGAAGCTTGACTGCAAGGTAGATTTTATAGACATCAAATCCATCCATTCTATACGGGCAATCTGCCCATCCTCTCTTTCAATAATCTTAAATCCATCGCATTTACTTCTAGTTTTTCTTTTAATGATTTATTAATCATTTTGCCCATGCCTGTTGGGTCAATATCATTATCTTTGCAATATAACAAGACTGCTTCCCAATGTGTAACCTTTTTATTTCTTACCATATTCTCGATAAGAAGTGCGAATTTATTAGGTGTTATTATTGCCATTGAAGTCCTCTATTGCCTCTTTTAATTTAGGTATGTAATCTTGTTTCTTTTTATGAAAGACTTGATTAAGACCTTGCTCGGTCACGATCAGAATAACAATATCTTCTATATCAGTACCATATCGTTCTTTATACATTTCAGCATAAGCAGTACCTTGTATAAAGTAGTTCTCAATCCATTCTTCTTTCTTTTCTCTAGTAGAAGTCTTGAAGTCAATTATACATGGTTTACCATCATAGTCAGCAATACAGTCAACTTGACCAGCAACTTTGTATTCATCACTATATAAACTACCTTCTTGTATTTTGATATTATCAATCTTATCTAGTTCTTCTTTCATAACTGTAAACAAGGCAAGTGGTAAAACACCTGCGTCAGATAGTTCTTCATTATTAAGATACTGTTCAACTAATTTGTGTACAGCAGTACCTCGTCTTGCGGCCTCGTTAGCAATATAGTTTGCTTTCTCTTCACCTACTTTCTTTCGCCATGCAAGTATACCTTCTTTACCTCTTGGTGCAAGAACGGTAGTGATTGAAGGATACTTTTCACCTGTTGGTGAAATATAATATCTTCCGCCATTTATATTTTCTGTTAATAGTTTTGGTAGATCATCAACTGGTTGATGTGTAAAGGACTTCATCCCTTTGGTCTTGAAGTAGTCTCTCAATTTACTCATAATGTATATTATAACAGGTTTTTAGTCTTTTGTCAAGCCGTGAGTGTAGTGTGTTTTTCCGTCAACTCTAGACGCTCTTAATACTTGTTTTCTATTATCGTGAAGTTTATATGAACAATGAACCCAACCACTATTGGCATCCCCGTCTGTATAAAATTCCAATATGATTTGGTCAAATTCTAGATTGTCTATAATCCATTCTGCCAATTCTTTATTATCAATACCTGTTATTTCAAAATCTGCAGCCTGACCTTTGGCGTGTTGAGAAGTCTTACTTGACCCAATCGCCTCACATAAATCCTCTGATCTATAACCCGAGGTTACTCTTACACTTTTTGCGAAGTGATCTCTCACTGGTTGTAAAACTTTATCCACTAAGAGTTTCATATTCTCTTTATGTGATTCGGTAGGTGTATTATCAATACCTTTTCTGATAGCAGTATCAGATTTAGTCATTTCATTTAGACTAAAGTTTTTGCTTAGTTGCATTATTTACCTCTAGTTATTGCTACTATTTTCTTTAATTGTGATTCAATTACTGTTTTACGATTAGGCCAGTAAATGTAATTCTCTGGCGCCTTTGCTAATTTCAACATCAAAGGTATTACTAACTTCTCTAACTCAGTAAATTTATTTTTCATTTCTTTGCCAAGATTATCTTTTCTCAAATCGTATTCATCATCCATTTGTTTCTTAGCAATATCAAGTTCAGTCTCATTCTTCTCTTTAATCTCAGACTTAGCAGAATTAACTGCTGAATATATCTTATCTAATTTACTCTCTAGTGCTTTTAAAGATCCGTCAGTTACCTTAGCAACTTCACTAGCAGCCGTCTTTGCAACTGCTTCAGTATCTTTTGTTTCACTAGGTTTTGAGTCAGTTGTTGTAAAACCCCAATCTAAATCGGTATCAAAACCATCTAAAAAATCTAAATCCATATTTGTTCCTTTGTTGGGCGAGTAGTAATTTATTCGCCTATCCCGGTGCCCTACTCGCCCCGGTGTTGTTGCCTTGTCGGATTGATTTACTCAACTTCTTATGTGCTAAAGCACGGTGTTGTAAATGTCTCGACAGCAACATAACTATTTATCTAATCTACGATCTTCCCGTACTTCTTTTTAATTTTTTCTAGTGCGGCCTTTGTCTTTGCTTCTTTTGCCCCTCTTTTTCTATATCTATCAGCAAGAGGACTATGTGGATGAGCGTCAGCAACTTTACCTAAAACCTCTTTAAATCCATCATCTATCTTACTATCTAATTGTCCGACACTACTCACTATACCAACACTTGTAGGTACTAGTTCTATATTCTTTTTCTTAGTGAATTTTTCCATTTCAGATATAGACATTAGGTCATCCCATTCTTCACCTGTTCGTCTATCTCTAAATGTATATAAAGGCATTATAGTTTAAATTGATCAAATGATATTCTACCATTTGGTTGTTTCCAAGTACCGTCTGTATTATAGTGATCAGGATGTTTACCTGTTTCTTTAAACTTATTTATAGTTTTTGTCAAAGCATATCCCTCTTCATTTTTCATATTCATAAATTTATTTAATACTATATTATCAGGATCTGCTTTATATAGTTCTATAGCAAGATAGTCTATCACTTTCTCATCCATAGATGTTTTTAAATGTTTGCCCATTAGTGTACCTCCGTTGATGGCATTTCGATATCATAAGGTTTAACCGTATCTATATCATCTATTATATGTTCTAACAACATAACTACTTCCTCTTTAGTCATTAGAGTCATATAGCTTCTAAGTGCAACAGCGATAAGACAAGAACATACCATCTGAGGTGGAGTTCCTTTCTGTAGCATTTTACCAGCCAGGTTCAGTATATCTTCGTGTGCCTCTTCTACTGAAACCACTCTGGCTTTCGATCTTTCTTCCATGTTGCAAATCCTCTCTTATGTTTCATATAATATTGTCTGTATGCTGTTATAGAATCACCTACAACTTTTACCTCATCAGGCATAGCTTGTGGTGGTTCTGTAAACTTTTTATTAAGTGGTGCATTTTTAGGTATTTCTCTTAATACTTTTCTTAATTTATAATCTGTTAAATGTTGTTTTCCATATCTATATGTAAACTCATCACATAGGTGAATCCACATTTGATATAACCACCAGTATTGATAAGCACTTTCTCTGACCCATACGGCACTAGGGTGGTGTATATGACTTGCCTTATAAACTACTTGCTCTTTAGCAATATCTTCACACAGCCATCTTTTAACTCTTCTACCTGTTTTAGTTCTACCTTCATATTCTAGACCATCAAGCATTCTGTGTGCTGTTGACATTAATTGAGCATACTCGATAATCATTTTAACACAATGTTTATCTATATGCATTTCAGCACAAATTTTGGGATCTTTATGTAAGTAAAATATATTCATCTCATCTTTCTAAAAACTTCAGACCAATGTTGACGCCATTTAGGATCATCACCATAGTGTTTGAGTTCGTCTATCTTGTTTCCCCATATTCTTTTCATATCGGGATCTTTTGCTTTACTTCGTGCCAAAGACAGTCTTGCTATTCGCTGTTTTTTTAATATATTTTTTTCTCTCGTCATATGTGAGTCTGTGTGATATCTCTATTATATCAGGTCCTAGCGTATCTGTCAAGCATTTAAAATCATCAGAAATCATATACTTACCAATATTTGCCAATTTCTCTGGTACTGCAAAACCAGTTCTATCGTTCTGATCATAGACATATAGTTCAGGACAGTTTGTTAGATACATTGTAATATCACCTTTTTCATGTAGCAGTCTGGCTTCGCAACCAAACACAAAGTCATCACCACTCTTTACATTAGTATCATATTTTATTTGAGCACCTTTTTTAGAATATAATACAATTCGATTTATTCCGTCACCTGTAATATCAATCGCAGTTTGTGTATTTTCTAAAAATGATCTAACTGTATCTATTGGTAGTTTTTCTAATTCAGGTTTCATTCTATCATCAAATAGTTTAGATGATCGCCATTCTTTCATGGTCATAAGTTCACCCATAAGTACCTCTTGATTAGTTAATGCTAAAATATCCATTGGGTGGTGTTTTTCTACCATCGCATTTAAAATCTCTAGTGTATTAGGATAAATAAAATCATCACCTTCAATTAAAAAAAGATAATCATAATCAGTTTTACTAAAATGATCTAATACAGTTTGTTTACCACCACTAGGCCATCCTGTCGACTCAGTACGAATATACTTGACGGGTTGTGTGCTACAAGTTGTCTCTACTTGTTTAGCATAATCATTATCTAAAGTATTACAAATTACAAGGCATTCTGTTTGTGATATTACACTATTTAAACATCTTTGAAATTTGTCTATCTCTTTGCTTGTTAATATTGTTGTTAGTATTCTCATTAATTTAAATCTACTCCTCTTCTAAAAATTATTCTTGCAAGTCTAATAAAAAAAGGCATTCTTACTTTTTGCTTTTCAGGTATACCTAATGCCTCTCTAGATATATCTATCATAAAAACTAAACGATTATATGGTGTTTTATTCTTAGCAGTATGATATGCTTGATTATCAAAACCCCAAGTTTCAGTCCAAAAAACTTTATCACCATTTACTTCTAAATATAATTCATCTTTTTTATGTTCAG